CTTATCAACCAAACAAATGACTTTCATAATGAGTTTGTATTCAATAATGTTAAGTATAGGTTTATTGATTTACCCAATTTAACCTTTGGTGAGTTCATAGATATAGATAGTTTTATTACCAAACCAGAAATAGAAAGGAAAGGTCAATTAAATATGTTGATGGCTTTGTTCTACAGAGAAGTGGGTGAAGATGGAAAAATTGTTAAGTATGATGGTGGGTTAGTTAGTGAAAGGGCTGAAACCTTCAAGAAACTCCCCATCAAATATGTGCATGGTGCTATGGGTTTTTTTTTGCGTTTAGAAAAAACATTACAAGAACCTTCTCCAAGATATTTGGCTCGAGTGAGGTGGGAACAGATGAAAATGAAGGCAAGCCGGATGAAAGCGACAGTTTTGCGAAATATTGGGGTTGGTTTGGGGTACTTGCAGTTTTGGCGAACGAGGACATCACAAAAATAGGTGATATAACACAATATCCACTTGTATATGTACTGAACTATTTAACTTATACCAAAGATGTGCAGGAAATAAAACAGAAGGAATTGATGAGACAACAAATAAAAAATAGACAATTATAAAATAGAACAATATGCCAAATGCCGTTGGTTATTATAACTTTAAGAAAATAGTAGATTTGTTAAGGCAACTACAAACATATCACCTTCAACTACAAGGTTTTGGTATAGGTGATATTCAACAACTAATTTATTATACAGAGGAAAGATTAAAAAAAGATAACACAGTTGAAAATCTTGCCCCATACTACCCTTTAATGTATGTTATACCTGAACTTGCTACCACAGATGGTAGACAAACAGTATACACATTTAACATCTTGGTTATGGATATTCTAAATGTTAAAAACTTTGAGAACGAAATAGATGTATGGAGCGATACTTTAGATATATTGAAAGATGTTGTAGCCCAATTAAGATATTCATTAGATGCATGTTATTGTAGTTGGGATATAGATTATCCTGTTGATTTTACCCCGTTTAGTGAAAGTTTTGATGATTATGTTTCGGGGTGGACTGCAAAGATAAGATTAAAAATACCTGATGCGATTGATAGGTGTGATGCACCATACGCAGAGTTTCCACCATGCGATAACAATAACTAATGGCTGAACCACAGATACAAGGAAGTGCTTATGATGAAGCGATGAACGATTTGGCTAATAAGTTTGCCAGAGAGTTAAAGATTGCTTTGTTGATGCCTTATAAGTTTGCCCCTGGTTTTAGTGGTAAAGGCAAAGTATTCGGTACTTCACCGAAGGTAGCTACAGGTGGATTGTTAGATAGTATAAATGTGCAATACGATGCATCTAATAGTTCATTTACAGTTGAAATGTTGGACTATTGGCAATATGTAAATGATGGTAGGAAACCTGGCAAATATGTTCCAATAGATGCTTTAACCAAATGGATTAAGGCTAAAGGCTTAAAAGGTAGAAATAAAAAAACAGGGAGATTTATAACCACCGAAAGTTTTGCGTGGGGTATAAGTACAAATATAAAAAAGTTTGGTATTGCACCAACATATTTTTATGATAAAGCTGTTGCTGCGTTCACACCAGTATTCGAGGAGGAAGTATACAAGGCTTTAGGCATAGATTTAGAAACCTTCTTTGATAGGGTATTCGAGCAAAATGCAGATTAACTATGAGTGTAGAATTACAATTATTACAGACCCCACTATTGATTACGCCATCGAACGATAATCACATTTATAATGTTTTTAGTACGGGGTATACATTAAACAATTTCCAATATATCTGTGATGTTTATTTTAGACCACAGGAGGTAGATTGGGCTAATCAAAATGATACAACCTATAGGGTTTGTAGATTAAAAATATTACCAAATAGTTATGGTAATGCTATATTGGACTTGGAGGAAATAGTTAGAACATTATTATTTCCAAACCCAAGATTTACAGGTAATACATATCCATACCTGAACTATGCGAGTGATGTTAATAAGATTATTACATTAGCCGATGCACAAACCACAATAGAATATAATGGCTCAAATCTTTGGCCTGGTGGTTCACCAAACGCTTCAGTAGACCAATTATGGCATGTTGAGGAATACAGAGCTATGTTTGGTTGTACCTATACATCAGGAAATACACAGGTAGAACAAATCGAAAGATTAGCATTATATCAACCTGAACCGATAACAATATTTCCAGCTGTGAATAACAAGTTGATACCTTCACCTTATTTATCTGCAGCAACATTTAATACATCGGGGTATACATCACCAATAGGTGCAAACTGGTTCCAATATCCAAATACAAATCATTTATACTATGATTTATTTAGACATGTGTATCAGTCAGGTACAACAAATACGGATGGTAGTTGTGATTATGATGTTGAAAGTTGTGGCCCCAGAGAGTTCTTTAATGCTGCAGGAAGGCATTACAAAACAATATCTCAACCTGAAATAGTTGATACAAGGGTTAGAACAAGAATGCATCATCCTGATTGTCCTATTGTTTTAACTTTCTTAAATGGTAAAACCCCATATTTCACAAATGATATTTACAGTATTGCTATAAGAAGTAGTTTAACATCGAACGGGGATTATACCTATTCTGCAGAAATGGCTAATAGATTAACAACCACATTACCAACTGTACCTGAAAATGTAGATGGTAGATTTAAGATGGGGGTATTTTATTTACCTTATAACTTAACATCGGGTAATACCTTGAATGCTATACCAACCAACTCAAAGAAAGTTTGTTTTTATGGTACAACTTATAAATCAAATCAAGATGATAGATTAAACTTTAGTGGTAGAACAACAGAAATATTGGAGTTCATGATGCAAGATAGAAGCTGCATTAACGATGAGCCAATACATCTACTTTTTCTCAATTCAAGTGGTATGTGGGATACCTATACTTTTGGTGGTAAGATACAGAAAAAAAGAAGTATTACAAGACCAAGTTATAGACAAGAACCTTCACTAAATAAACAATTTTATAATTTAGGTGCATATCAAAGAGGTGATGTTATCATCGAGCAAAATATGGAGCTTTATTGGGAGTGTGAAAGTTGGTATATGGAACAAAACGATGTGGAAATCATCAACGAATTATTTATGTCCCCACAAGTATTTATTATTGATGGTACTGTTATTAAAGAAAGTAGTTGTGAAAGTTGTTTACATGAATTAAGGCTATACCAAGAACTTATACCTGTTATTATTAAGGATACAAGTTGGGAGATTTGGAACCAACACTATAAAAAATTATACCAATATAAAATAACTCTTGAATACGCAGGCTTTAAGAGAGAAAGAACCCAAGGCTAATGAATATAGTAATATCGTGCGTTGTTAATGGAAACACCGAATATATCGAAATGTATGGAAATGAAGCATTAACTTTAGATGTATCATTTGCAGAAATACAAGATATAACAAAAAAGAATAGTGCTTATAGTAGGGATTTCAAGGTACCAGGAAGTAAGATGAATAACTACATCTTTAATTATTTCTTTGAGATAAACCAAGTACCTTTGGATTTCACACCAAGTAAAAAGTTTGAGGCTAGTATTCTTTATAATGGTTATATCATTTCAAGTGGTTATATTAGGTTGAACTCTGTGATGATAGATAAGTTAGAAAAATCATATAGTATAACTTATTATAATGGGATTGGTGATGTTGCGGCAAGTATTGGGGATAAGTTCATGGCACAACTTGATTTAACAAGTTTATCACATCCATTTACCGATGATGTTTATTTGCAGTCCCAAGTTGACCCAAACCTATTTCCGCTTTCGGGTTTAACAAATTATTCATATCAAAATGGAAAAACATTTTGGGGTTTATACAATATAGGTTATAACTATGTAAGTTCTTTATCAGGTATTTCATCTTATTATGTTGGAACATCAACCACAAATGTTTCCATTTCATCAGGTAATAAAACAATTACAACAAACCCAAAATTACCATTTATACCCGGAGATATAATTAGATACACGGATAGTGCTAATCATTATATTCAAGGTACAGTACAAACAGTAAACGGAACATCGATTACCTTTACAGCTAATTTGGGTTTGGGAACAGGTAATATAAATAGCGGTACCATATCCCGTATTTTAGGTGAAAACATCTCAATAAACGACCCAAATACAACCCCACTATTAGAGTTCCAAAGTCCAAATGTACCAAACTACATGAGCTTTTCCGGTACACCTATTAGAAACTATTATTTTAAGCCATCGATACAAGTAAAAGAACTTTATACACAAATCTTTAATCAGGCTGGTTATCAAATCGAGAGTTCATTTTTCGATACAAACTATTTTGAGAAGTACTACCTACCACTAAAGTTTTTAGATGAAACAGTTTATACACAAGGTTCTCAAACACCATGTTTTACTTTAAGTGGTGGGGCATCTAATTTAGTTTTAGCCGATTTACCAAATACGCATTTATATGCAAATAACTTAACTGGATTTACATGTAATAATATACCTTTTTCAGCAACAGCTTTCACCTTCACTATACCAAATGGTTATGCAGGTAATTACACTTTCAGGTCATCAGTTAGTTATACGGCTTCTTGGGATTTTTATAATGATGCTGGTATATTTGGTGGTATAACTGTTAATGGAAATGATTATAATATTTTTTCACAAAGTTTTTATCAAAATGACCCGGCACAACCAGTTCAGTCATCTTTTTTTACAACAACCCAAGACCAAACAGTTAATATAACAACACCAGGGGTAATATCGATTTGGATTGATTATTTAGGTTCTGTTTCGATATCATCTTTTACATTTGAGATTGTTTCAGCCCCAAGATTTATTGTTGGAAACTTTAATTATGCAAATGAGTTCCCACCAAACGATTTCAAGCAAATTGATTTTATAACATCAATAAACAAATATTTTAACCTTGTTTGTATACCAAGTACCTTGAACCCAAAAAGTATTATTGTTGAACCTATTGTTAATTACATAGGTAAAGGTCAAATATTAGATTGGAGTGATAAGATAGATTTTGATAGTTCAATTACAGTATCCCCAACTACAACATTAGTTAATGGAACCTTGAATTATAATTTTAAGTTAGACCAAGATTTCCAAAACCAACAATTTAATATTTCAAGTAATAGAATATTTGGTACATATCAATTACAATTAAATCAAGAATACAAGGATAATGTAATCAATTTTGATACCATATTTGCTTCACCAACAGATTTATCATTAAATAACAACAATTTACCAGCGATAACTATACCTTCGATGGCTGCAGTCAAAACACAAGAAAACAAAGGTTCATCAGTTCAGCAATTTAATCCATATAAGATTTTACCAAGAATTATATTTAGAGGATGTGTTTTACCAAATGAAAACTGGAGTGTAGTAAGTACGGGTGATACCACACAATATTGGTGGGCTGAAAGTTATAAGCAAGATAGATGGCAAGAACTTAACAGGTTCACAACCTACCCTTTCAGTTATACAGGTTTTTCACATTATATCAATTATAATTCAAGTGATAGCTACAATTCATTAGAAAGTACATTTCCAAATCAGCAAGATATGTACGATATCTACTATTATGATTACATAAGTGATATAACCGCACCTGAAAACAAAATATATCAAGCAAAGATTTATTTGACCCCATATGAAATAGCAAACCTTGAGTTTAATGAAAAAATATTGATAAAGAATGCTTATTTTAGAATTAACAAAATATCAGGTTATAATTTAACTGAAGCAAATATGTGTAATATTGAGTTGGTTAAATTAACAAAAGATTATACCCCAACACCAATACAATACTATGATTTGATAAACTGTAATAGTGGTGGTACTGATTACCATACAAATAGCGACTTAAATTATAACATGTATGCTTATGTTGGGAACTATGTAAACATCTTTACAGGAGCTACAACAGGATACACAAGTATAGGTTGTTTCAAGGTAGAATTAGGCCAACAAAATTATTCTTATGATTATAACCATGTATTTATAGGTAGTGGTTATACAAGTTCAGGTGTCGCAGTTTATAGTGATTGCGGCTGTTCGGGTAGAACACCATTTAATATAGTACAACAAACATAATATGCCTTTTCCAAATACTCCCTCTATGACTTCATCGAATACTCCCACTCCAAGTATAACGGCGTCAAACACGCCAACCATAACACCGACACAAAC